CGGGCGGTTCCGGCAGCGGCATCCAGTGGGTGACAACATCGTGATGTGGCGCTTCAATCCCTATGTAATACCAACCGTCATCGCCCATAAAATATCCTGTTTCTATCATCGGGCTTCCGGCCAGCCTCAAAAAAGTAATTACTTTTTCCCCGGGTTCCGGCAGCCTGTCCTTCACGCTGATCCACTCGCTCACGTTTCCCCACCCTCCATTTCAATCAAAAACGCCGCATTGCAGGCCAAATGCCACAAATGAGGCAAGCCGCTCTCCTGATCGTACTGCTCGCCTTTGAGATATTCCAGCCAGTGCCGGTACAAAGCATCCCTGTAGCGCTGCGGCTCAACCTGACGCCAGTTGTCCGGATCGTGGTACTTGGCGCACCCAAACATGCGTACCGCTGCCACGGCCTCGATCAGCGAGACCGGTACCAGCGTGGGCCGCGGCTTTCCGGCGTCGGCTTTGGCATCTGCTCCGATCCCTCTCGGCCCACGGTTAGGGGACACAGCCTCAGCAACAACCAGGCTATCCATGCTCGTCCTCCTTATCCCGTTCCATGCAAAACCGGATATACTCCTCGATAAATTTCATATCATTTTCGGCTCCATCGATTTTCCCCTTCCAGCCGCAGGAGGGGCAATAAAAAGTATCCCCACGCCCTCCGTTTCCACAGTTTCCACCACAGTTGGGGCACTCAGCGTCGGCAAAAAACAGGTTATTCACTGTCATCCTCCACATGGTTATGCACCCCTTAATGTCCTTTGCGTTGCGGATACCGCCCTCAATGTCCAGGCAGCAGTGCATTCTTCGCATAGCCATCCCCGCCACCTCACAAAACCCACAGAAGGTCATAGTGTTTATAAATCCATTTAAGCGCACCAACAAGGTCATCCTTCGAGATACTGTTGTGTGTTTCCATATCGGCCACCTGCTCAATCGCCATAACCTTTGACTGCATGGCAATGTCTGGGTCATCCAGCCGAAACTTCACAATTTCAATTGCATCCGAAAGAGATACGTTGTAACTGGGGAAACCAAAAATTTTTCGTTCAGTCATCCATGCCACCTCCAAGGGCCTCATCCTTGCCAGGCCGTCCAGTATTGGCCGTACAGTTCCAGGCTAAACGGCTTGATGTGCTTGCAGTATAGATACCCGTCTCTGACTCCTTCTGCAATCTCCAGGCCGCCCCATTGGAGCTGGGCTATCCCTGCTCCCTCAATGTAGATTGCGGTCTCCTGGGTGATGGATTCCAGCTCTGCGCGGGTGTATTGGTGTCTCATGGCGATACCTCCGGCGGGCGGCGGTATAATAAATATCTTCCCCCATAGTCATCCGCACAGAAGGTTTCAAATCCATCAAAATCACAGCACGTCCACCAATCTTCCGAAACACTGTGGACCAGCATGAAACGGGGCTTGTGTAATCCCCATGCAAGATTGTGTACCCATAGCGCATTTACACCGTCCATCTCCCGCAGTTCCTCCAGCGTCAGCGGCTCC